CAATCTGTACATGGCAATCTCTTAATGTTTTACTAAAGAACACTAAGTCGGGTGAGGCGGAGGTGACGATTGGTGAATTCTGTGAAGGCGTAGTGTGTATCATCATTGACGAAGCACACCAAGCTAGAGCAGATGCCCTTAAAGAACTACTCACTGGTGTAATGAGTACCGTGCCCATTCGCTGGGGCTTGACCGGTACAATTCCCAAAGAACAGTATGCCGCTCAAGCCTTATTCTGTACGATTGGTCCAGTTATTCACAAGCTATCAGCTAAGCAACTACAAGACCAAGGTGTACTATCACAATGTCACGTAAACATTGTTCAGCTACAGGATAATTCAGAGTTCACCAACTACCAAAGTGAGTTGAAGTTCCTACTAGAGAACAAGTCACGTATGGACAAGGTTGCTGAAATGGTCCAAGCAATCGCTCTGGAAGGCAACACACTTGTTCTGGTTGACCGAATCAACGCGGGCCAAGAATTAGTTAGTCGTATTCCCGACTCCGTGTTCGTCAATGGCGACACAAAATCAGATAAACGAAAGGCAGAATACGATGAAGTTGCTACGAGTTCGACGAAGATTATTGTGGCTACATATGGTGTGGCTGCGGTTGGTATTAACATCCCTCGTATTTTTAATCTCGTGCTTATTGAGCCTGGGAAGAGTTTCGTACGGGTTATCCAATCGATTGGTCGTGGCATCCGCAAAGCTGAGGACAAAGATTTCGTCCAAATCTGGGACGTAACATCCTCTTGTAAGTTCGCTAAGCGTCACTTGACCAAGCGAAAAGAGTTCTATCGTGAAGCGAACTATCCATTTACTATTGAAAAAATAGCCTACAAGTGATATAATAATAACATATGAACATCCTACAACTAACTAACGAAAAGTATGACCTGAGCACTCTACCAGAAGAGATAGACGACTTACGTTTTGCTATCTTAGATAACTCTAACCCACAGAATGTAGACTACTACTATATTCCTCTAATCTTCTTGGAGTCATTCAATTCACCAGCACTCGTACTTCGTATTGGCGACAGAACTATCAAGATGCCACTCGATTGGCAAATCTTAATTGGTGAGCCAGACTTAGGTGACTTAGAAACTCTACCATTAACATCCATCAATGACCGTGGCTTCAAAGCATTTCAGTTCAACCCCATCAACGGATTTAGACCCGGATTCCTCGACATTGAAATCTTAGATGTATATAATGATGTTACATGGTATGCTCCTAGATTAAAGAACGGACAGTTCTTATGTGTTCCGATTGAAGACGGACCAGAACCACGTTGTGTATACTTCGTAAAAGAAATCAGTAAGAATTGTGAAATTGTAGATTTTAATCAGGCATTCTAATGGCAACACGTAAACCAGCAGTACCAACAGACGAGAAACTAGAGAAGACAGACTTTGACCTATTCAAAGCTATCGAAGCTATTGACCGTAAAGACTACGGCTACTGGGACACACTGACAGAAGAACAACAGAAGAAGTTCACACCGTACATGATGCTACACTGGATCAGTGCTATCAAAACGACTGGTATGCTAGGCGCTTACTATGTAATGAGCACTGATGCTAATGCTAACAAGTATATGTTCAATGAAACTGTTTACGGTCATCCTAAGCTACAATGGTTAATGCTATGTGCCGCTTCTCCAGGTATGGGTAAGCAGTTCCATCAGTGGATTCCACACTTGAATGCCAAGATTGCTAAGCTACAAACTAAAGCAACAAAGAAAGAAGTCAAAGAGTATTTCGAGAAGATTTATCCTGGCTGTAACAAATCAGAGTTAGATCAAGTATCGGATATCTTTGTCGCTGACCAACATCATAAAATTAGGCTATCTGAAATGTTTCCGAACATGAAGATTTCAGATATTGAGACACTAGCGAAAGTAGTGACTCAGGAAGAACTAGATGAATACGAAAAGCAAGCAGGTAATTAATCCCTATAGCTGTGAACATTGTAAGCGTGGATTCGTTCGTGAGTCCACGTTGCTTACTCACGTGTGTGAACAAAAGCGTAGATGGGATGACCGTGATCGTCCAGCTAATCGAATTGCTTTCCAAGCATGGTCTGAGTTCTATCGTCGCTTTCAGCCATCAAGTAAGAAAAAGACATACAAAGACTTCTCAACATCCAACTACTATGGTGGATTTGTAAAGTTCGGACTATACTCAGTAGAAGCAAAAGTAGTTAACCCACTACAGTTCACTATGTGGCTAATCAATGCTAATGTGCCACTAGATAACTGGAACAGTGACCGCATCTATGACCAATATTTACTTGAGTACACACAATTAGAAGCTCCCATGGATGCTGTTAAGCGTAGTATTGATACCCTACTCACTATGAGCGAAGATGAGAATATTCTGCTACGTGACTCCTTACGACTACTAAGCGCCAATAAGATTTGTTTTAAAGTTACTACGGGTCACATCAGTCCATGGTTGCTATATAACTGTGACAGTGGCATTCAGTTTCTATCAGAATTGAACCAAAGTCAACAGCAGATGATTTACAAGTACATTGATACCGATATATGGCAAATCAAGTTCAAGCGTAACAAAGACGAAACAACAGAAGTACAAACTCTATTAAAGACAGCCAATTTATGAAGTTCAATAGCGACATTGACATTGACTTAGGTAATCGTGATGATATCTTACAGCATATCAGACACGTGCCTGCCGCCATGAGAAAGAACAAGAGTGCGAGCCGACATCTAACTGGCATCCATGTTACTGAGATTCCTACCGACCACTTAAATAATCTATGTGCTATTGATTACGAACAAGCCGCCGAACGTGGATACATCAAGTTAGACTTGCTCAACGTCAATGTGTATAAGCACATCAGGGACGAGGATCATCTAAAAGAAATGATGGGGGACCCAGACTGGTCTCTGCTAACAGATAGAACGATTGTTGAACGTCTACTACATATTCACAGTCACTATGAGACAATGCGACGTATGCCGGAACCAATCAATAGTATTCCTAGACTAGCTATGTTCTTGGCTGTTATGAGGCCAGGTAAGAGACATTTGGTGGGTAAGACTTGGGCTGATGTTGCCAAGACTGTTTGGGAAAAAGAAGATAACGGTGGTTTTACATTCAAGAAAGCACACGCTATTGCTTATGCTCATCTCATTGTAGTGAACTTGAATCTGTTTGTGGAGATGCCGGATCAGTTTCCTAGCCTTGCTTAAGGCATACGCTTTACTAGCGTGATTGAGCGTTTCTTGATACGCTTTCTCGCCAAGTCATTCATACTTGTGACTGGACCATGGATGATTTCTAAACTCTTATTATTGAACGTCTTTAGATAAGGTCTGAATGGCGTCCAATCATCTTTCAGGAATAGATGAATGGGTATCATTCTGTTACTGTTCCACCACCATTCGTCAGCTAACTCTAAGAACAGCGCCTTCATTTCAGGCATGACGATCCCACCATAATCGTAAAACGTTGTGATGGCGTCATCTCTATTTTGTATGATGCCCACAAACTCCTGGCCACTGTAGCTACAGACCGTTATAAATGGGTGGCTCTCAGTGAGCTTCTGGAAAAATTCGTTAGACATAGTTCAGTACTATTTAGCATTTGGAATTTAGATAAATAACAAAATAAGGTATTTGAAATGACAGCACAAACCAACGTATATTTCTTCAAACAGCGCCAACAGGTGGTTCTATGGGAATCAGGTAGTGCTATCGCAACCAGGGGGTACCAAATCGTGTATTCAAAAGAACTTTTTCTAAACAAGGGCGTTGATAACATCATTGAAATCGCCGTCGTTAACCAAGATCAAAAGACTGTAAACCTAACAGGCAAACAGTTAACTTTCCGTATTCTTGACCGCGAACTAGGCACAGTCCTATTCAAGAAGCTAATGACGCCTGTACTACCAGTTACCGGCTTGACCAGTATCGTAGTCAACACAGACGAGCTAGATTCAGTTCCAGTTCAGCAGTGCTACTACACTATCGAAGCAACAGATAGTAACAATACATTTGCTCTTGGTGTTGATAGTGCTGGCCGTACTCGAGGCGTTCTAAACATCATGAATGGCGTAACACCTGGCTTTATTCCATGTCATGAAGTTACTATTCCTACACACTCAATTCCAACAACATACTACTCAAGCGAGTTTGGTGCTCAAAAGAAAAAGAGTTTTACAGTTCAGATATTCATGGACAACTTCACGGGTAATGCTTATCTACAGGGAAGTACAGTATCAGACTTCTCAATTCCATATGAACTAACTCCTAAAGTTGACTACACTGCGGTCACTGGAACTCAGTTCTTGGCAGTAGAGGGCACTCACCCATACATCAGAATGGCTATTGAGAATCAGGGAACTATTGGTTCTGATGGGCTACCACACGGTGATGTGGTTAGAATCATTTACAGATAAACTACCAAAAGTATTGATCTTTAGTATATTCTAGTGTACAATAGGGATATGCTAGATATCCTTCAACTAATCCCAGGCAAGAAGCGTAACACACCAAGTGGTTGGATCGTGTTCAATGCTCCTTGCTGTGAGCATCGTGGACATAAACCAGATCGTAAACAACGTGGCGGCGTCAGACTAACTGACGGCGAACAAGGTCTATGGTCATATCATTGCTTTAACTGTCAGTTCAAAGCCTATGCCACTATCGGTAAAGCCCTATCATCAAATTCTAAACGACTATTAGAATGGCTAGGTCTAGACCGCCTAGAAGTTGAGAGAGTTAGTTTCAGATATCAGATGAACCGTGACTACACAGATGTTGAAGAAGATTATCGTCCTATCATCGTATCATTCGATGCTCGTGAACTACCAGAAGGTAGTGTTGAGTTAGATGAAACTAATCCAGAACACGGAGTTCACGTTGAATACTTACTAAAGAGAGGACTAACACCACAGTCCTATAAGTTCTACATCACACCACAAGCGACTGGACGTGAACAAGACCGTATCATTATTCCCTATTACTACAATGGACGTATTGTAGGATATACTAGTAGATTTTACGACAATGCCCACCCTAAGTATCTGTCCGAACAACAACGTGGATACGTATTCAATACAGACAATCAGTTAGAGGATTGGGCATCATGTATTGTAGTCGAAGGTCAATTTGACGCTATTGCTATTGGTGGATGTGCTGTGATGGGAGCAACAATTAGCGACGAGCAAGCCAAGGTCTTGAAGAAATTACGAAAAAATATCATTGTGGTCCCAGATAGAGATAGCTCTGGCATGAAAATCTGTGACAGAGCATTAGAGTTAGGTTATCAAGTTAGTATTCCTGATTGGAGTCCGGAAGTCAAAGATGTGAATGACGCTGTAAGACGATACGGTAGGTTTCAAACCCTACTTACTATCTTACAAGCGGCCACTTCATCCAAAATCATAACAGAAATCAAGAAGAAAGAATTTAAATAATGGAATACACTAAAGAAGTACAAGAAGTTTTTGTCGGCATGATGATGACCGACGCCTCGTTATATACACGAGTAAGCAATATTCTAAAGAGTGAGAACTTTGATAAAGCGCTAAAGCCAGCAATCAAGTTCATCAAAGAGTATAGTGAGAAGTATACAGCTATTCCTGATGTTGATACTATCAAAGCAACTACAGGTGTCGAACTCAAGATAATCGATGGCGGCATCGATGAGCCACACACTCGTTG